GAAGATCTAGTTGTATTAAAGAACAACAAAGGTACTGAAGAAACTCGTGTACGGCACATGGATTATACATTCCAGTTAAACAAACTAATGTATGAGCGTCTAATCAGCGGGGGTGATATTACCTTCTTTGATCCAAACGATACTCCAGGTCTATACGAAGCATTCTTTTCAGATCAAGATAAATTCCAAGAGTTATATGAGAAGTACGAACGTGCTCGTTCTATTCGCAAGAAAACACTACCAGCTTTAGAAGTATTCCAATCATTACTAACGGAGCGTAAGGACACAGGTAGAATTTATGTGATGAATGTAGATCATGCTAACGACCATGGATCATTTGACGCAGAAGTTGCTCCAATTAAAATGAGTAACCTATGTTGTGAAATCGATCTACCAACCAAGCCATTGAAATCATACGATGATCCTGATGGTGAAATTAGCTTGTGCACATTATCAGCAATTAACTGGGGTCTGATTAATCACCCTCATGAGTTTGAAAAGTATTGTGATCTAGCTGTAAGATCTCTTGATGAGCTACTAGATTACCAAGACTATCCAATTAAAGCTGCAGAACGTAGTACGATGAATCGTCGTCCACTTGGTATTGGTGTTATTAACCTTGCATACTTCTTGGCCAAACGAGGAATGAAATACGATGAGTCAGCATTTGAGGAAGTCGACAAATATGCAGAGGCATGGTCATATTATCTCATTAAAGCTTCTGCAGATATTGCTAAAGAAAAAGGCAAAATTCCTTTAAATAATGAAACAAAATACGGTTCTGGAACGCTCCCAATTGATACATATAAGAGTGCGATAGATAATTTAATAGAGCATAGCGAACGTCTACCTTGGGATGCATTACGGTCTCAGTTGAAAGATACAGGTATTCGTAATAGCACTCTCATGGCATTAATGCCAGCAGAAACATCCGCACAAATTAGTAACAGTACAAATGGAATCGAACCACCACGAGCTTTGGTATCTTATAAGCAAAGCAAAGATGGTGTTCTCGCTCAAGTTGTACCTGGTTACCACCATCTAAAAAATAAGTACGATCTCTTATGGGATCAGAAATCACCAGATGGTTATCTCAAGATTTGTGCTATTCTACAGAAATATGTTGATCAGGGAATATCAGTCAATACGTCTTATAACCCTGAACACTTTGATGATAATAAAATACCAATGTCAGCGATGATCCAAGATTTAGTTACTGCTTATAAGTTCGGTCTAAAGCAGTTGTACTATTTTAACACCTTTGACGGTGCTGGCGAGATGAAGGAAGATCTACCTTCAGCTGTAGAAGATGCTGCAAATGTAATGTCTGACTACGACGAAGATTGCGATAGTTGCAAAATATAAAGGAACCATAAATGACAGTATTGAAAAAGAATAGAAAATCACATTTAGACAAGAAGATGTTTCTTGATGAGGCGGTTGATATTCAAAGATTTGATGAGCTAAAGTATCCAGCAATTGATAAGGTAACAGAAAAGCAATTGGGATTCTTTTGGCGACCAGAAGAAGTAGATATTTCTAAGGATAAGAAAGACTTCAATGGATTAACTGAGCATGAAAAGCATATCTTTACTTCTAACCTCAAAAGACAAATATTGCTCGACTCTGTACAAGGTCGTGCACCTAACCTAGCATTTTTACCTATCTGTTCTTTGCCTGAGGTAGAGAACTGGATTGAAACCTGGTCGTTCTTTGAAACTATTCATAGTCGATCGTATACACATATTATCCGTAACATTTATCCAGACCCTTCATTCGTATTTGATGGAATGCTAGATGTTAAGGAAATACTAGAGTGCGGTAAGGACATCGCACAATACTATGATACTCTTATTGAAGCAAATGAGAATAAAGATATTAGTAAGATGGATCATAAGAGAGCGATATGGATGTGCTTAATGAGTGCTAACGCTCTCGAAGGTATTAGGTTTTATGTATCCTTTGCATGTTCATGGGCATTTGCTGAGCTCAAGAAGATGGAAGGTAATGCTAAGATTATTAAGTTTATCGCAAGAGATGAGAACACTCACCTTGCTGGTACTACAATGATGATCAAGAAGCTATTACTAGAAGACAAAGACTTTGTTAAGATTGCAAAGGAAATGGAATCAGACGTAGTAAAACTATTTCAATCAGTAATCGAGCAAGAAAAAGAGTGGGCACATTACCTCTTTAGAGATGGCTCAATGATTGGCTTAAATGAGGCTATTCTAAAAGAATATATAGAATGGATTGGTTGTAAAAGAATGAGAGCATTGAGTCTTCACTGCCCTTATACTGTTCCACAAGCTAATCCTCTACCATGGACACAAAAGTGGATTGGTGGAAGCGATGTACAGGTAGCACCACAAGAAACAGAAATCAGCTCTTATGTTGTTGGTGGTGTAAAACAAGATGTTGACGATAACGTACTTAAAGGTTTAAGTTTATGATTAATATTTACGGAAAAGATCAATGCCCACGATGCGATATGGCTAAGAATATTGCAGAACAAGGTGGTATTGAATATGTTTATAAAAAGCTTGGTGTCGATTACACCAAAGATGAATTGTTAGAAAAGTTTCCAGGCGCAATGTCTGTTCCTCAGATTAGCTCAGATGATACGCCGATTGGTGGATATCCAGAGTTTAGTCGTTGGCTTCAAAATCAAGATAGTTAAGGAGATTAAATGCAAATACCGGGCCAAGTTTCATTAGAGTGTATTAACTGTTTTTCATCATGCGATATTACATTCGAAGATGATCCTCCAAAATTAGTACACTGTCCGTATTGCGGAGCTGAACAAGAAGTCGAAAGGGATTATGAATTAGACTTCAGCGAATAAAATGGATTGGATTTACGAAGGAAAAGAATATAACTTACCAGAAGATTGTGATCACAAACAATTATATGGATTTGTTTATTTGATAACTAACAAAGAGACAAGTCAGAAGTACGTAGGTAAGAAATTCTTCTGGTTTAAGAAGACTAAACCTAAGACCAAGACAAGAAAACGTCGCCAACGCTTATTAGTTGAGAGTGATTGGAAAAATTATTATGGATCTAATAAGCATTTAAAAGCAGATGTAGAAAAACATGGTGAGGGTCTCTTTACTCGAGAGATTCTTCATCTATGTAAAACTCGTGGAGAGTGTGCTTACTTAGAAGCTAAGGAACAATTCGATCGAGGTGTTCTTCTAACCGATGACTATTATAATGGAATCATTCAAATAAAACTTGGTGGTAATGCAATAAAAACCCTGTACAAATAGCAGAGAGTGTGATATAATATACACATTATGGGAAAGATAATAGAGTTTCCTTCGGGAAAAGTAATAGAAAAGCCAAGGGATGAGACAGAAATCCTTAACGAATATCTATGCGAAGCTGTAGACGTTGCGCAGCATCTGATTCTTACAATGAACGATGAGATAGAAAGGCTTATTGAAGAAGATGGCATTGATTGGTTGCAAGGTTTTAATATGAGAGACGAAGAGTATCCTGAAGCAAGAGATGCGCATGTGTTAGTTAATATAATGCACACAATGTTTGTCAGATATTTAGGACTTGACCATAGGTTACAAAAGGATGCTGATAGCTTCTATATTAAGCTAAAAGCATTAGAACTAAAAGATAGAATGGGTGAACCAGAAGAAGATGATATTACTTGATTATAGTCAGATAGCGCTAAGCAATATTATAGTGCAGAAATTAAATGATGAAAACATGATAAGGCATATGATTTTAAACAGTATTCGTATGTACAATAAAAAATACCGAGCTGAATACGGCCAAATGGTTATATGTGTTGATAGTCCAAACAATTGGCGAAAGACTGTATATCCAGCATATAAGGCAAACCGTAAAAAGAAACGCGATGGCTCATCTGATATGGATTGGCCAGAAGTATTTAGAATTATTAATACGATACGAGAAGAGTTACAACAAAACTTTCCGTACAAGGTGATACAAGTTGAAGGTGCAGAAGCTGATGATATCATTGGTTCTCTTACGCTACAAACACAAGAGTTCGGCCAGCACGAACCAGTAATGATTGTATCCTCAGATAAAGATTTTATTCAATTACACAGGTTTAGCAATGTTAAACAGTTTTCTCCAATTCAAAAGAAAATGGTTGCAGACAAGAACCCTCTCACATATATGTGGAATCATATTATGCGTGGCGATACTGGAGACGGTGTCCCGAATATATTATCCGCAGACAATACTTTTGTGGACTCACTCAAACAGACACCACTACGTCAAACCAGAATCGACGAGTGGATCGAGTCTTCAGATAGATTAAGAGAGGTCATGCCAGAAGAGATTTATCGCAATTACCAACGCAATAAAAAACTGATTGATCTAACAGAAACACCTGATGATCTAAATCAAAAAATTATAAATACATTTAACACACA